ACCAGATAACATTACTTCTTCTTCAAAAGCTCTATCAGAATTTTCTATATCGTAAATCTGAGTATGCTCATCTGCGTAGTTTTTATATTCCAGGCCGAATAGTGCATTCAATCCTGGCTCTAGTTCTTTAACTAGTTGTGCTCTTGATATTGCCATAATATTATACTCCTATTCTATTATACGCCTGTTGTTAGTTTAAATACGTGTTCGCCTGTATTGAAAACGACATATGCGTTTGCATTAGCTGAACCCGTATCACTGTTATCAGGATCTGTTGAGATTCCGATTTGTTTGAAACCACCTGATGTTCCAGAAGTGGACGTGTCAATTTCTGAAGTCGATTGACCAGTGATTGTAGAACCTGAAGTTCCCACAAAGTCAAAAGCAGAATTGTTCATCGCCGCTGTTCCTGTTTCATCGTGTTGTGCTTCAAACACAGTAAATGGATCAACGTGTACTGTAGCTTTTATATCAGAAGCATTTGTGCTTGCTGGGTAAAAAGCTTTAAACGTTGGCTTACTTGTTGATGGATCAGTAAAGAAACATCCACCGAAAACACCAATTTGTTGTGTGTCTCCAGCTGCTGCTTGCTCAATACCGCCACCCGCTACTGCTTCTACCACTTGACCTGTGAATATTGAAGTCCCGTGGTTTGCTGCTATAGCGTATTCTTCCGTTCTTAGTTCTCCACCTACAAGAGATCTTGTTGGTCTAAAACCGAACGCTGCGTCTTTGTTTGCCATAGTTTTATCCTTATTCTGTTTATGGTTTTACCCATAAACGGGTTAACATTAATTCGTTGGTAGGGATTAACCCGAGAATCGTTAAAAAATTAACTTTTCTTTGTACCACCGAAGGTTACACGAGTCTGCCTTTCATTATTGATAGGCATACTTGGATGCTGTTCCTTCATTAGATCGTTATCTATCGCGTCGCTTTTGTCTTTAGTTTGTCTTGCAAAATACTCTTTTCGCGATTCAACAATCTCTTCTGGTATCCTTGCCAGCAAAAGGCCGCCAACTCCGATCACTCCCTTGTATTTACCGTCTTGGACAGTTGGATAATTTGCATCTGGGTATTGATCAGCTCTCACTAATTCGTATCCAGATCTTAGTTTAGCTGACATATTTGATGTATCATCAAATCCCATACTCTCAGCTCTTAACCATCTGTGTTTGTACCCATCCGGTGCAGGGGGTGCATCTAAAGATGATGGTGGAGTCCAAACTTTTTTTCGTTCTTCTTTAACTCTTGTTTGGCTCGCACGGGAAGTTCTTTTTTCGTTTTCATTACTCATATGCTTATACCTCCTTCGTGATATTTAATTGTTTCGCATATTCTTCTAGTGGCACACCTAATTTTTTAGCGATTGTAACTTGTGAGGGTGTGAGTCTCACTGTTTTGCGACCCGGGTTTACACTTCGCTTCGCTGAAGCTACTGTTTGTGTAGGCTTGGTCGGGACCTTATCTTCACTTTTAGCAAATTTATGTGGAAAGTCAATACGCATTCTTTTATCAATTTCCGCATAATATTCGTCAGTAGATGGGTCCATTCCTTCTACTTCTGTTAATGTTTTGTGTAAATCAAACGCTGTGTATGTCATTGCATTATCTTTACCAAACCATTCGTTTCTTTCTGCCCATTCCGTCGCTTTTGGATCAGGCGCAGATTCTTTTGGTTTAATAGCATCTTCAAGAGTAGGTTGCTTAACTGGCTTTTGTTTACTTTCAGCTTCAGCTTTCTTCTTCATAAGTTCAACTCTTGCTTCTTCTAAACCTAATTTAGCTATTTGTTTTTGTGCTTCGATTTCAGCTTTTAAATCTCCAGCTTCTCTTGCTGCTGCAAGTTTAGCTGCGGCTGCTTCTAAACCAGAAGTTACTCTACCTTCCATAGCGGTCATATAACCTGGCTCCATAGTTGATAGTCTAGTTTTAGTTTTGTCTGCTTCTGCTTTAACTCCCTTTGCATATTCTAAAGCAGCTTCTTTTTGTCTTTCTGCTTCACGCATTTTTTTAGTTAGTTTAGCAATTCTTCTTTTAACGCCTTCGCTGTAATCTTCTAATTCTTTCTTATCCTCAACACTTTTATCTTCTTGAACTTTGTCTTCTTTAACAGGCTCTTCTGTTTTTTGTTCTGGTTGTTGTTCAGGTTCTTTAACATCTTCTTTAACTTCCTCAACAATAACTTTATTCGAATCCGAAGGCTCTTCATTTTGAACCTCCTCTTGTTTTTTCTCTTCTGGTAAAGTCACATCTACTTCAGGTCCTGAATTATCTATGTCTACCATTTCGTTTGTTTCATATTTTCTAGTTTCTGGCATAGTTTCTCCTTGTTATTTATATGTGGTGAAGAACAGATTCAGGATTTTCTATGGTTCCTAAAACTTCATCATCGTTTAATAAACGGACCTCTCCACCTTCAATGGGTAATCTTGATCCTGCGTATCTTGCAAAAATAACCCATTGTCCTTTTTTGCACCACGGTCCTGTTGGAAACTTTTCTTTATCGTGATAGGCCAACGGTCCTACCTTTATTACATAACCACAGTTTGTAGCTATTCGTAATTTTTCTAATGATTCTTGTGCTATGATAATACCACCTTTAGTTTTTTCTTTTGGTGTAAAAGGTAAAACTAAAAGTCTCCAGCCGCTTGGCTCAGGCAACTGGTCTGTAACAGCTTTTATATTCTCTGGATTTAAAGGTTCTTTTTCCTCTTGTGCTTTGTATTTTTCCTCCAAAGCGTTCTTATGCTTTGGGATTTCCTTTGATGTCGATAACATTTCCTTGCTCATCTTGTTGCTCCTTATTTTCTAGCAGGTTAGAGATTTCCTGTAGCAAATACTGATAAGTACGTGCCTGTCCTAACATATATTGATATTTCTCCATATTGTCAACCCCGCCAGTAATCATTGTATCACCAACAGCTTGTAATCTATCTTTCATAAGTTTCTGTATTTTAGAAACTATGGCTAATCCATCCATCATTCGAAAGCCTCCAACTGTTCTAATTTTTCTTTTGCGTGTCCTATTTTACCTAACAGTTTGTCTATTTCTTGCAAATGTTGTGGGTGCTCACCAATCCCGACTGGATTAGTAAGGTATATATTAATAGTAGCATCTGCCTCTGCTATATCTGCTTCGTATCTAGCCCGAAGCGCAGCTGTCATTCCTTTTCTACTCATCTTTCTCCTAACTTTTTTTTAAATTTATGCACACGTTTGCGTGCGTTTCTTTCCATTTTTTTATCCTTTTTCTTCAAGGCGGTTCCTACATCCCGCCTCGCAGACATCAGACTTTTAACTAATTTTTTCTTATAAGGTCCCTCTTTCAAATTAGAGACTCTATAAGATCGACCGTTAAACTTTCTTCTTCGCTCTGATAGCATCTTTACCTTTTTTAAAAATACTAGCTACTTGAGATTTGCCCATAACTTTAGCACGTTGTTCACCAACAGTTAGTATTTGTATTTTTCTAGCAAAAGGTTTGCTAATCCGTTTAACTTTAGCCACTGTTCTTCTAGCATCAGCCGGTGTAGCAAATTTTATACGGACGGTATCTCTAGGATTTTCGTCCGTATAAAGTCTACGTCCAGAACCTTTTGGTTTTTTACCTGTACCTACTTTAGGATCTGCCACGTTTCATTTCCTTTATATGTTTTTTAATAACATTAGATTGTTTTTTATGCAGCTTAGACGCTTTACTTAGTGCTTTAGCTACCTTTCTTAATTTTCTAACCATTATTTTTTCTTCTTCTTTTTCTTCATTAGGTAAGCTCTTAAACCTGGGTTTAATTTGCCTTTACCACTACCTTTTTTCATCATAGGTCGCTTCATCATACCGCCACCCATCATTTTTGTTTTTTTCATCATTCCTGGCATTATTGTTTTCTCCTTCTCTTCGCCTTTGATGGCAGAAGTCCTTTGTTTACAGCTCGTGCTCTCTCGCTGAAACCTAATTTTTTTCCTTGTTTAATTTTCTTTTTGATTGTTGATACTTTAGCTACCATTTAACATTTCCATCTTCTACGCGCCTGTCTTAGTCTTGAGTTAGGATCTTTCGCAGCCTTTGGAAACATTTTCATTTGGCCAGCGCTACGTGCGCAGAAGGACTTACGTCTCTTCGCAGCTTTTGATCCTGGTTTGACCTTTCCAGTAACCGCTGTTTTTAATTTAGAACCGGGATTTAATCTTCTATAGGCTTTGACACCGGCTCGTGTCATACCTGCTCCAGCCTTTGTAGGCCTAAAGTTTTTCTTATTTCTTGCAGGCATAGTGCCTTTAGCAAAGTTTTCTCTAACTGCGTAATCTGTTCTCATTAGATCATACCTTTGTAGTATTTTTGATAACTTTTATTACCAACTTTTACACCACCTAAATCACCTTTAATATGTGTACCTGTATAATTTCTTTGTGCTTCTCTTACCATAGCCATACCGCCAGCATCTTTCTTATCTCTTTTAACAAAAGTTTTTACGTTAGTTGGTTTAGGTCCCACATTGGCAGCTGCCCGTTTCCTGGCAACGGCAGATCTTCTCTGTCCCTCTGACATTCGTCTCGCTTTTGCTAGGGGCACGCATTTTGGATACTTCCTCTTCGCGTCCTTCTTCTGCTTTGAACGGCCACACTTTGCAAAGGAACCATCTTTTCGCTTGCTTCCAATATCTACCCATTTTTGTTTGAACCATTTATCAAGACCATTACTTGCCATACATCATTGCTCTTTTCGACATAAAGCCACCACCACGAAGACCTTGTCTTCTTAATCTTTCAGTTGCAGCCATTAAACCGCCACCTGCTCTTCTAGGTCTTGTTTTATCTTTAGCTCTAGGAATTTCTCGTGGTTTTGGCGCCATTTTAGATTCTCCTTTTGGTCTAAACGGCGTGTCAAATCTTTTTTCTTTTTGCTCTCGAGTCATTTGTATTATATTTGGTCTTTTACCTGGTTTAACACCTTTTCTAGGTGAGCCCGAGTTGTAACCAATTCTTCCACCCATAGCAGATGGTTTTCTACCTCTGAAGTCTTTTCTTTTTACACCAGATGGGTCTTTAATTTTACCTGCACATATTTTAGATGCATAGGCATTAGCATAGGCGCTAGGGTATACCTTAAATTTTCTTTTCGCCGCTGCTTTTCCTCTTGGACATAGTTTAGTCATAATTAAGCCTTTGCTGTTTGTTTTGCTCTTTTAAAGTCAGATGCTTTTGGTGCACCCTTTGCACCTTTTTTTCTCATCTTACCACCACGTTTTCTTTTTGCGTGTATATTAGCATACAAACCTTTACCTGCCATTATTTTTTTCCTATCGGTTTAGTTTTTAAAATTTGACCATATCTGTCTTGTGGTTTTGGTCTCATTACACCTGGACCTTTTGGTTTAATAGGTTTCATAATAGGTCTATGATATTTATTTGCCATTTTTCATTCCTCTTTTCATAGCCATACCGCCACCTTTATAAGCTATACCACCACCTCTAAATTTAGATCTTTTATCACCCATAGTTGCTCCAGCGATTCTATCTGCTTGTGTAGGATTAGGATTTTTATCTATTCCTGCTTTTACGGATAACATTCCAAAAGCATTTTTTTTACCATTACTCTTATTACCGTTTTTTGTTTTTGCCATTATTTTTTGCCTCCGTTTCTAAATATCTGTGTACCCTTTATACCAAAAATACTAGCAACTACAAGTATCCATAGGTTTGTAAACCAAGATGGAAGAGTAGAAAAGTACTCAAAAAATAGTTTTACCTTATCCATCGCCTCCGGATCGTCACTTATCACTGCCCAGGCTAGTACAACTATCGGTGCACTTAATATAATTAACACAAATTCGTCTTTCCAGTCCGTTTGTCTAGCTTCTAACAGCTTACCTTGGTAAGCTTCCTCTCCCCGGGCCATCTTTTCTGCGTGCATTAACTGTGCATCAGACATAGCCATCTTAGTTTTTTGTCTATTTGAATATATTTTAGCTCCTGCTTGCATTGCTATCTTCGCTAAACTAAACCACGCCATAAATTACTCCTTTTTTAACTCGTTTTGTAAAATTGTCTTCTCAATAGACGTATCAGCACGTAAATTTGCTAGTCTTTCGTTCTGATCGAGCTTTTCTTCTTGTGTATCTTTGTTCATCATAGCTCTCATACGGTCAAGATTGATTCTTTCTTCACCTTCTTGTTGTTTTCTAGCATTTTCTTGTGCTTGTAGGTCTAATTCTCTTGCTCTAAGCATTGCAATCGGGTCATTTCCAAATCTAGAAGTAATTTTATTCTCTTCTTTCATATATTCTTCAGTCATTTCCGATATTAACACTGCTTTTCTGCTTTCAATACGTTGTTGAAGTGCAACTGCCTCTCTTTGCATCTCTGGATTTACCATAGATTGTTGCAACATCATTGCTAATCTTGGTAATTCTTCTCTAAATTCTAATTCTATCTGTTCTTGTGCCATTAAACTAATGTGTTCGAGTATATTTTTTTGAACTGCAGCGCCAACCATAGGTGCATTTCTTACCATATTTGTTTGTAAAAAATTTAAATGCGCTGTGATGTGTGCTTGATGGTCTTGACCAGGAAAAGCTTGGAATGGTTTTCCTGCTAACGCATCAATATGTTCTAATGCTGGGTCTTTTGGTGTAGGTGGTTGTGGTTTTTTTAAGATTAAATCAATATCTTTCACACCTAACGCTTCATACATATTTCTATAAACTTCGTATTGGTTATGAATAGCTGGATTAGAGGCAGCCAGTTGCATTTCTGTCTGTGCGAGGGAGATCCGTTGTGTCTGAGAAAAGATATTAGGATCTGCAACTGGCAATATATCTACTCTGTCATCGAAGTCTAATTGTTTTACCTGCCTCTGGCCTCCGACAACATCATAGGGGTAGATTGGAGGTAGATATAATTTGAAAACTCTTGATAATAAACTAAATTCTTTTTTCATTGA